CTGCCATATATTAAATGTGAATAATTTACCTTATAAATATATCCAAATTGTAAAAAATTCTTTTTTATGATTATGACAAACAAATTAAAATAAAAAATCCCCCACTTTTGGTGGAGGATTCTTTTTCTTTTTTTGAGAAATTACTTTTCTACAACTTCGTCGATTTTACTTTCAGACACTGCGGTGATTCTCCAATCGTGTGGGAATCCCTCGTATCTTTTGGTAACTTTAGCTTCCACGTCGGTGACGTTGAAACCTCTTACGAGTTTTTCTTCTCTAATTTTTTTGATCTTTCCTGTGTTCTCATCGGGAAGGTCATAAGTGATTTTGGCAACAAAGTATTTTTCGTCCATGATTTTTTTTGGTTTTAAATTATCTGTTTAAATAATGATTCAATTTATTCAATAAGTCAATAGAGCGATCCATACCTTTTCCTGACGATGTTGAAGTTGATGACAATCTTGACATCTTTTCCTCCTCGAGGTTTTCCTCAAAGTTGTTTCTGTCTTTTACATCTGTGAAGAGGTACGCTCCTGGTGTAGATGGTGAAGATACCAAATCAAAACAGATAAGTTCGAAATCGTCTTGTACTTCGTTTTGTTCCCCCACCTTTTTTAGTGATCCAACACCACGTGATGAGATACCAAGTGTTACCCCTTGACGAAGAAGGTTTGCCGCTTGGTCACCTTTTGTGGATACTACTCCTCTTTCATGGAAACCTGGTGAGGTAAGAAGTTTTAGTTTACCCATAAGGATATGTCCGTCCCACCATATATCGGTGATTGCGTGTGATACACGATCAAGGTCAATGAGTGATGACTCAGGGTGATTTAACTCAGAAAGAGCCACACCCTTCTCAATCATTTTTCTGTAGTTTTCAGCCTCTCTCTTGAGGATTCTCTCAGGGTAGACACGACCGTTACGGTTTGGTGTATTATACTTTTGTAGTACGGCGTAGAACTCAAAGGGTTTAGAATAATCCAACATACTTTTGTTGGACTCCTCTATAATTGCTTTGTTGAAGTTGTCGGTGGGGGAGATGTGTCCCGCATCCATTTCAATAAGAATACCCTTACCTGTGTCAGATGGACCTAAAATTCGCATATATATCTTTTAGATATAAATATACGGTTTATACTTCTTTTACTTTTTTTGAAATCGTGAAGTCAAAATAGGGAGATTTCTTGAAACTATTTACGTATAATTCCTTCGCGATTTTCTTTAGTGATAGTTTAAGTTTTGGATCTTTGAATTCCATCGGAGTGTTGAAAAAAAGTGTTACTTCTAAATTCATAAAACTTTTTTTACCAAACTCGATACCACTTGTTCTAAGGTCTAAATCCACAATATATTTTTCCTTGAACATATCTCTATCTAATACTTCATAGACAGAATTCTTTATTGATTTACTAAAGGTAGAGACAACTCTTTCCCAATTTTCGTATTCATCGGTGGGGGTTACCCAACTTTGGATGTTTAGATATACAGATTTTAGATTTTTTGAGTCGACCGTACCAAAGTTCATTTTAGCATCAGGAAATCCTACTAATCGTGAGGTTTTACCTTTTTTCATATATTACATTATTCAACAATATGTTTATTTCTTGTTGAAAAAATAAACAATTTTTACCCCTCAGTCAAATTTTTTATACAATGAGATTATTTATGTAATATGCTCATAGTAGAAGTAAAAAATAATAATATCGAAAAAGCACTAAAAGTGCTAAAAGGTAAGGTAATTAAAACCAAACAATTGAATTACTTGAGAGAGGGTCAACAATACACAAAGAAGTCTGTAAAGAAACGTTCACAGATAATCAATGCGAAGTACCTTCAGTCAAAAAAAGATAAGGAATCTTACTGAATATTGTTGTAAAGACTATAAAGTCTTACGTAGTTGATCTTTGAGTATTCTTCACTCTCAATCTGTTGGATTGTTTCTGTTAACTTATTTTTAGTCAACTCATCCTCAACCGATGTAATGTTAGACAACGCATCGATTGTTTTTGTTTTTAGATCAGTATATTCTTTAGACAATTCAGTGTCTTCAGTCATCAAAACTTTTGATAAATCTTTCTTAGAACTTTCATCCAAAGTTTCGATATATTTTTCTACTTGTTTTCCAGCAATTCTGAAAATAGATTCGATTGGTAGATTGATTGATTCTTGAACTTGTTTTTTCTCAATGAGTTTGTTCATAATATTCTTTCTACTTGAAACTGATTCCAAAATAGTATTTGGATGACTGTAGACCATATTGTCAATATCTTGGTATTGGTTTTCACAAACCACATCTTTTACCCATTTTGTGACTTTAGACAAATCTGATTTAGAAAGATTCTTTTCAATCTGACGAAGACTTTCTGTGATGTATAGATCGGCAACATCTTTATCCAATCCTTGATTAGATGAAAGTTGAGTGTAAAGGTGAAATACAGAACTGATTTCTTTATTCTCCAAAACAAACTTTTTGAAGTTATTCATTTCTGATTTGAAGGACTCATTTACGTATGACCCAACTAATTTGTTTTCTATTTTGGATAAGATTTCTCCGAATTTCATGGTAAAACTTTTATAATAAATATTATTAGTCAATGATTTTACTTAGTTGCTTCTCAATTTCACCTAAAGAACGTCTACCCTTCTCCAAATCTATCTCACTAATAACAGCCAAATCATCTCTTTCTACGATGATGTTCATTCTCTTTTCTACGGTTTCAGGTGTTACAGCACCAGCTTCTTCAGCAGGTGGAGTTTCGATACCACCTCCCGGTGCTTCTGTTGGTAATTCACCAAACTCAGCATCCATAGTAGCAGTTTCTGTTTCACCAGTGACTGCTGGTACACCGTTTCCATACAACTTATCAACAGTATCAAAAATACCTGTTCTAGTAATAACATTAGGTGTGTTCTGAATTTCAGTAGCAACCGCCTTTTCAACTCTTTGTTGTTGTAGGTCAAGTTTGATTTCTTCATCAGAGAATCCAAGAATATGTTTCTTAGCCCATGACTGAGATACCGGTGCAATACCCTCAATTGGCATAACTGCGTCTTTGTACAACAACATTTTTTCTTTCCACACGTCAATTGTGAGAAGGTCCGCTTGTTTTGATGGGTTAGTAAGACTCAACTGGAATGATCCAAGTTCGTCTTCAAATCCCAAAAGGAAAAGGTGGATAATAGCAATCTTATTCAATTCAGCAATCATAGATTTTTGAATTCTATTGATTGTTCTTGCAAAACGAATGTCTTGAAGTGATAGGTTTCTTCCATCACCAACAACTTCTTCAAAACCTAAGAACGCCTTAGGAATTCTAAGTGCTGTCAGAAGTTTCTTTTGAATGTATTCAATATCAGCGATTTCTGAAAGGTTTTGTGCTCCTTGTAGTGTTTCAATAGGATTTGGTGCTGATGGGTCACGAACAGGAATAAAGAAGTCCTGATCAACCGCCATCTGATTGAATCTCATGTCTACGTTTCCAGTATTTGGATCGGTAATCATGTCCTTTTTGAACTGAGCCGCAAATCGTTGAACATATGGTTGGATATCTCCATCATCCATGTTACCAACATATACTTTGAAGACACGTCTTTCAGGTGCTCTTGATACACGATAAACCAACATCGCATCCTCACCCAAAACTAATTGTTTCCAAATTCTTCTTGCTTTTTCCAACATCGAAGTACCATATGGGAGTTTTCTATCATCACCCAATAATCTAAAGTGTGCAATCTCCCACGAGTTAAACTCAAGTTGTTTGTTCTTCCAAGTAAACGTCAAACTCTGAACGTGATCAGATGTACCAGCCATTGCTGCTCCCGAAGTTGCTCTACCTCTCATACCGACCTCAATACGTTCGATTTCGATGTTAGGTAGTTGGAGACAACCAACAACACCCTTTTCAGGATCCAACTTCAAGAAAACAAAGTTATCACCGTACTTAGCGGTGTTTCTCGTCCACATAGGTAGGTTGGTATTGATGTCCAACGCGTTATTGAACAAATCACCCAATACTGATTTGATACGTGGGGAGTCAGAGTAAATCTGAAGCATGTAACCATTTTCATCTACAGTTGTAGATTCTTCGGCATATGTGTCCAAAGCAGCTGAGATTTCAGGAGTATATTCCATGGACTCATAATCGTAGTAAGACGCCAATCGTGTTGGTTCGTAATATACTGCCTGACTATAAAGGTTATTTTCGATCTTAGCCCATTGTTGTGTCAAATAAAATGTTTGACGGGCTTGTAGTTTTTCTTTTTCGTATTCCGCCTTATCGGTGGTACGAAGTAATTCTTTTTTATCAAATTTGTAAGTTGGAAGGTCTTGACCCAAAAGAGAATTTGGTCCCATCGTTTGGGACAACCTCTGCCAAATTGTTAAGTTTTTTTCATTATCTGCCATATCTTACAAAAATTACACTCAATTCATTTTTTATCAACGCTTCATTCCTCCGAATAACCATAAATAGTCTTTATATTCCTTCAAAGATGGTTGATTTCTGTATGCTGGGTTGTCAAACCTATTACCATTCGATAATGCCGGATTAAAGTATTGTTCTTTAGGTTTTTCATAGGTCTCCACAGCCCAAGATTCCAACATACTTTTGGCTTGTTCATTTACCTTATTTAGTTGGGTAAATGATGTTTCGGCAACATAAACCGCCATAGCCAATGCCATAATCAAGTCATCATGTTGTCCTTTCATGTGATCAGGTCTACCATTGATATAAACGAAAGTGTTCATCTCGTTCAATAAACGAGTAGATCTTACCTTCATTCCATGTCTCAATGACTCTTCAAATGCCGCAATAATCTGAACCCTTTTCTGACTAAAATTCAGACCAGGTATCTTATCAACAGCTTTTGGATTGAACTTCCATTTGTTACCATATTCAACCCCCTCCACATATAAATCCTTATATCCAAGTTCTTGGAGTTTACGAGCAGTTGCTACACCCATACCACCGGTGATATCAATTACAATAAACGCTGAATACATTGTACCCCACTTGTAAGCAATCTCTGCTAACACATCAGGTGGTACTTTTCCAAGATATTCAGCTACCTGTTCCCTTTCATCAAAATCATAAATTTGAATGGTTGAGAAGTCTTCAGAATCACCACGAGAAACGTCAACACCCATGATATATTTGTGATTCATTTCAGCCTCTTTCCAAATCCAAAATCCACCACTCATCATTTTTCCTGATGGATCCTTGATTGTGTTTTCTGTAATTGTCTGAATAAGATTGGAATCGAAAACATTGTCTCCCGATCCTAAGAAATTACACTCCAATTCCTGAGCAACCTTTCGTTTGTCGTACTTGAGTTTTTTCACCATCGCTTCAAACCACGATGACGAAGGTTTGTAACCCTCTTGGAATTTGGCAACTATTTCTTGGAAATCCCTTTGGAAGGGATCTGTTTCAGAGTAGTCTATAACAACTTCTTTATCGTCATATTCCTCACGATTCAAGAAATAGTGGATAATGTCTTTAGTTTTTACCAAATATAAATCTTTGGTGTATCGTGGATCACGGTACCAATACATCTCCGTAATTTTGAAATCATTCATACCACGAAGGGCTTGATCGTAGATTTCGTAGTAAATTGGATCGTATCCGTTGGGAGTAGATATCACAATTACTTTACCACCCGTAGAAAGTGATGCCATACACGCAGCCCAAAAGTCTCCGTCAGCATCGATAAAGGCAGCCTCGTCAAATATAAGAATGGTGGGGGTATAACCACGAAGTGCGTCTTTGGAAGTTGCTACAGCCTTCACCTCACAACCGTTAGTTAGTTTGTAGTGTTTGGCAGCGTTTTTATCGGTAGAAAACCCTACACCTACCCATTCGGGCCATTGAAGAGTAAATTCTCTAATTTTATTTGCAAACTCAATTGAGGTGTCTTGTTTGTTAGCGATAATCAAAACCTTTTCGGGTTTGGTTTTTCTTGCAAAAACAAGTTTTTTTGAAGCCCAAGCGGCACTTACTGTTGATACACCCGCCTGTCGGTATTTTAGGGCAATATTTTCATTATGACTATCATAGTCATCAATGAGTCGTACTTGATCAGGAAATAATTCTAATGGAACGTATCTTGATTGAGTATTGTCGTATGTCTGAAGATAAGTCCTCAGAGCATACGGAGTACTATTCATACATCTTGAATACTCTACTAAAAGTTGTTCTCTTGAAAGTCCCATAGATTAGTTTAGGATCTACTGATACCCAAACTACCTAAAAAGTCGTCTAAATCACCCAAATCATCGTCATCGTCGTCACCAGATGGAGAACTGATGTCTGAATCATCATCATCGTAATCTTCATCATTATGAACTTCATTTAGATGGTCAACAATCTCTGTTACCATTCTATCTAAGATTTGAGTTGCCTTAGCATCACCTCTAAGAATTGCCTTTGCAAGTTTGAAAAACTCTTCAGATGTAAGAGCTGAGAAACGAGCAAAAAGGTAGTTCTGTATCCATCGTTTATCTTCGTCAAATAATTTTTCAGGATAAGATTCGATAAATTTCTCCCATAATACTGGTCCGAGTCTCAAATCCCAAATTTCATTTGCCAAAGTGTCTGTTGATGCCATTACCATTTCGGCTTGTTTTGGATCATCGGGTAAACCTTGTGTTCCAAGAATTTCCATAGTTCCTTTAATCAATTCATGAACCAATACAGGGAAGAAAACTCCACGAGCCTTCACTGTTGGTGGATCAGTTTCGATATCAACTTCTTCCTTACCTGCAACACCACCTTGATTCATCATCATGTCCATTGCTTGATCAGGTAGAACCCAATACATTAGGTCATTTACGGACATCAAGACCCCATAAAGATTTAACAATCTTGGATCTAAACGGTCAAGTTCATCACGAACTAACTCAAACATGTAATGTCCTTTTTTGGACGATCCTTGAATCAACGCATTGATAAATCTTCTTTTAGCTTTCTCAACATCGAATCGTTCGAACGCTGTGATAAAATCTTCCAAGTCTTCTTCTTGTTGTTGGAAATTTTGTTCAATGTCCTCTTGTTCGGGTTCTTCACCTTCTTTTGAAAAACCCGACATGTCGATTTCACCCATACCAACCAATTTAGCATCGTATTGAACTTGGTCGGGTCTAACACCCATTTCTTTACGAACCAAGTCAACTGCTAAATTTTCCAAATATTCTTTGTTTTCAGATTGGATTTGAAAAACTTCTCGTACCGCACTCATCATAGCCATTTGGAGACCCATCAAGGCGTTCTGAGATGAAATTTCTTCCTGACCTGTGTACCTCTTTACCTTCTCAACAACATCCTTAAATCTTTTGGATGCAATTTTTTCCTCAAATGAAACTGGTACATCTTCTGACTTGATATCAGGGAAAGCCGGATTTTTGGAAAGAGGTGTTTCACCTTTTTCCATTTTTCTTTTGATGTCAGGTGACATTCCTCTTGTCTGTTTTTCGAACTCACCTCTATTTTGAGGATCTTGCTCTTGTAAATTCTTTTTCATTACTTTTTGTTTTCAAAGGTAATACCAAGTTGATCAAAAGTTAGATAATCAGGTATTTTTGTAACAGGTGCAACTGGGTTGTCGTCAACCATATTCTTTCCTGCTTTAGGTTTTGGTTGGTGTTTTGGATTTTTGAATGGATCCATTTTTCCAGGTTTCTCAGTTGTACCTGGTTTTACTTTAGGAGGTGCCGTTGTTGGTGCTTGTTCCATCGCTTCTTTTTTTGTTAAAGTATAAAGCTTACCGATGGGTTTGTCCAATTTTGTTTTGTCAGTTATTTTGTCACT